CAAGCCGGACATGATCCAAGTCGTTGATGCCGTACCCGCAGGGACTCGGATGGCCCGCGCATGGGACTTGGCCGGCACCGATAGCGCAGGGGATTGGACGGCGGGCGGTGGCTTGGGCGTTATGCCGGATGGCCGGTACATCATCTATGACATGGTGCGCGAGCGCAAAGACCCCGAGGAAGTAGAAAAACTCATGAAGGCCGCAGCCTCACGCGACGGCACGGCGGTGAGCATTGCCATTCCGCAAGACCCAGGGCAGGCTGGTAAAGCGCAGTCCAGAAGCCTTGTGCGCCTGCTGGCTGGGTATTCTGTGAGCAGCAAGCCGGTGACAGGTGACAAGGTTGTGCGGGCTCGACCATTTGCTGCACAAGTGAATATCGGCAATGTGGTTATGGTGCGTGGCGACTGGAATAAGCCCATGACCGACGAAATGCGCAATTTCCCGAACGGCAAGCATGACGATCAAGTGGACGCCCTGGCCCTGGCTTTCGACCAACTCACCGACAACTCGCTCGGCCTATTGGAGTTCTACAAAGAGCGGGCAGACGAGGCTGGTGCAATGCGTTTGGCGGCTCTGGCGCAAGAGGAAAAGCCAGCAGGACCGCAAGAGGGCTTTCCCTGGCAATAGATAAACGTCAAAAATAGTCGCATAATCGCCACATGGCCACAGGTACACGCACTCCAATCGAGTCCGGCATGATTGCGCGGGCAGTTCAAGGCGTGCGTTATGCACTTACGGGCGTGACTCCGGAAGGTTGGTACTCACCCGGCCAGCCGCTGCAGCCGCAGGCCCAGGAAGAAGCCAAGGGCCGTGCCTTCGACTTTGCCACGGGCTACAACACCCGCATGACGCCACGCGGCGAGGAGGCAATCAGCTTCACGCAGCTTCGCGCCCTGGCAGACGGCTACGACCTGCTGCGCCTGGTGATCGAGACTCGCAAAGATCAGATCAGCCGCTTAAAATTCACGATTACGCCGACTGACGACACATTGAAGCCCGATGCCCGGTGCAAGGAAGTGCAGGATTTTTTGCGCTTCCCCGACAAGGAGCACGATTGGGATAGCTGGATCCGCATGGTCATTGAGGATCTGTTGGTGCTGGACGCGCCGACGATTTACCCGCGCATGAATCTGGGCAACACGCTCTACGCACTGGAGCCCATCGACGGCGCGACCATCAAGCGCGTGATCAGCATTGACGGCCGCACACCAATGGCGCCTGAGCCCGCATATCAGCAGGTCATCAAGGGCCTGCCTGCCGTGGATTACTCGCGTGACGAGCTGATCTACAAGCCGCGCAACAGTCGCACGCACAAGGTTTATGGATTCTCTCCGGTGGAGCAAATCTGCATGACGGTGAACATCGCCATGCGTCGCCAGTTGTACCAGCTGCAGTATTTCACGGAAGGCAGCGTGCCAGACCTGATCATGCAGGTGCCTGAGACGTGGAACCCCGACCAGATCAGGCAGTTTTCGCGGTGGTGGCAGGAGAAGCTTGAAGGCAACACGGCAAACCGCAGCAAGGCGATGTTTGTGCCATCTGGCGTCAAGCCGGTGGACACCAAGGAAAAGGCCCTGCACGACACCTTTGACGACTGGCTGGCCCGTGTGGTCTGCTACGCCTTCAGCATTGCCCCGTCCGGCTTCATCAAAGACACCAACAAGGCCGTGGCCGGCGTTGCGAAGGACGTGGCCACCGAAGAAGGCTTGATGCCCATCATGCAATGGGTCAAGACCCTGATTGATTACGTGATCGTTAAGTATTTTGGCTATGCCGATCTGTGCATGGAGTGGGATGCCGAGGAAGATCACGACCCGCTGCAACAGGCCCAGATCAACCAAATCTACCTTGCCGCGAAGGTGGTGACGCCTGATGAGGTCCGCGCCGACCTGGGTCGCGACCCTTTGACGCCCGAGCAGCAAGAACTTTTGACACCGCCCCCACCGCCGGTGATTGCAGGCGGTGCCAATCCAGACGGAACGCCCAGCACACCCAAGGGCGCAAACGACGCCAACAACATCCCGAACGCCAGCGAAAAATCCGCCATGCCCGAGATCCACAATCACATTCATGTCACGACACCGGACGTGATGGTGGACGTTGGGCCGACCACGATTCACGCCAGCTTCGACAAGCCCGAATCTCTCACGGTGGCGTGATGCGCCTCACAGTCTGCCGCTGCGCCGAGAAAGTCAGCTTCACCAGCCTGGTGAAGAGGTCCAAGGCCAAGCCGATTGACCGCGAGCGCAAAGTAGTCAAAACGGCGCAGTTCAAGATCAAAGGCGTGATGCGCAAGTTCTTGGCTGGCGCTGCAGCCAATATCGCCGTGCAGGTGGATCACGCGCTGGCCATGAGGCAAAAAATGTCCGGCGACGAGAAGGCGGCAATCGAAGCGATTGTGGCAAGCCTGAATTTCACTGACTGGCAGACGCTGACCGGGCAGGTGGAGCCCATCATCAAGACGCTGCTGATCGACTCCGGACAGGTGGCGCTTGATCAGATCGACGCAGCCACAGCGACAGCCCTTGACCTTGTGAATGAGCGTGCCGTGGAGTATGCCAAGCAGCGCAGCGCCGAACTGGTGACGAACATCAGCGAAAGCACGCGCGGCATGCTCAGATCAGACATTGCCGACGCCATGGAGTCCGGCGACCGCAATACGGACCTGGCTGCAACGCTGGCCGACAACTACGCCTTCAGCCCTGAGCGCGCCATGATGATTGCCAGGACCGAGGCCGCCTATGCGGACGTGCAGGGCAATCTTGATGCCTACCAGATCAGCGGCGTGGTGGAGTCAAAAGAATGGATCACGGGAGCTGGATGCTGCGACCTGTGCGACGAGTTGGACGGCGACGTTATCCCTCTGGATGACACGTTTAGCACCGAGGATGGGCCTATATCTGGACCCCCTTACCACCCGAACTGTCGGTGTGACATTTTGCCCATAACCAAAGACGACGCAGACATTGATGCGTTAAACGCCTAAAATTGGCGCATTGTAAACAGAGGGCAGACCATGACACGCTACAAATTACCCAACTTTGCGAGCGCTTTCGGCGCTGATCGGGCTTGGGGTGGTGGCGCGAAAGCCATCAAACACTGCGAATCTTGAAAAACGCCCGTTTTAGTCGCATAATCGCCACAGATTGAAACAGGTCAGTCACTTGACCTCCTAGCGTCCGCTGCGAAGCGCCGCACTCCCGCCTTAGTGACAAGGGGCGCGGGTTTGATTGGATTTAGCCATGTCTCTCAAGACGCATGCGAAGTTGTACGCCTCGATCAGCAAGACCGAGGCACAGGAAGATGGCACGCTGAAAGTGTGGGGCTATGCCTCCACTGGTGCCGTGGATTCCGATGGCGAGACTATCACTGCCGATGCAATGAAGGCAGCTCTGCCCGACTACATGCTGTGGGGCGCCGTGCGCGAAATGCACCAGTCCAAGGCCGCAGGCACTGCGCTGGAAGCATCCGTTGAAGCCGATGGCCGCACGTTCTTTGGCTGTCATGTGGTTGACTCCGAGGCAGTCAAGAAGGTCAATGCCGGGGTTTACAAGGGCTTTTCCATTGGCGGCAAAGTCACCGAGCGTGACACGCTGAACAAGACAATCATCAAGGGAATCAAGCTGATTGAAGTCAGCCTTGTGGACCGCCCAGCCAACCCCGGCGCCGTGTTCACCGTGATCAAGTGCGAGACCGAGCGCACCGCAGAGGACGACGTTACCGACCTGGCCGACCTGATCAACAAGGGCGAAGTCAGTCCCGCTGACCTTTTGGCCTTGGTCAAAGCGTCCAAGACTGCTGCCGATGCCTCCACCGTTGCCGACGAAGCCAGTGCAGCAGCCGACGCCGCAAGCGATGCCGCCGAGGATGCCAGCGACAAGGCTGATTCGAGCGACAACACCGACGACGACCAGGCCGCAAGCGACGCCCATCAAGACGCCGCCACAGCCCATTACAAGGCTGCTGGCCTGACCACATCCAAAGTGGCCAAGAAAAAGCACAGCCGCAAAGCCAGCATGCACCAGTCGCAAGCGTGGCAAATGTCCACCAAGGCCGCGAGTGCTGACGACTTGCAGAAGGCCGGCAAGACGATCAGCGAAGCATCCATGGCCCAGCTAAAGAAGGCTCACGACGCGCTTGCGCAGTTGGGTTGCTGCACCGCGACGGATGCCGAAAAGCTCGCCAAAGCGCACGAACACGACGAACTTTCCAAGGTGCAGGCCGACCTTTCCACAGCTACCGAAGCCTTGGCAAAAGCCGAGTCCGAAGTCGCACGCCTGAAAGCCGCGCCCGCCGTTGGCAAAGCCTTCCTCAAGGCCGTGGCCGTTGGCAAAGAAGCTGACACCAATTCCGCAACCCCACCCGCCGATGCTCCGGCTTCCTTAACTACCGACCCGCTTGAGCTGATCAAGGCGGCGCAAAAGAATCCTCGAATCATCGCAATGCGCTAACGCGCTGGAGCTATCAAAATGAAATCTCTCTTTACCTTGAAGAATATGCTGCTGCTTGTCGCAGTGGCAATCGTGGGTGCTTTGGCGCACACCGGCATGGTCTCGCATGATCAACTGATCGCGCTGAGTGCCTTGGGCTTTGTGGGCAATCTCGCCGCTGCTGACACGACCGCAGCGACCCTGGCGCTCATGAAGGGCGCGCTGGAGCAGGGTAGAGTGATGACCTCGCCAAGACGGTATCGACCGGCACCGGCCTGGTTGCCTTCGACCTGCAAGCACCTGCGAAAAATCTGTATCCCGTTGCAACACCCTTGCGGAACCGCATGCCCCGCGTACCCGGCGGCACTGGCCTGGCTACCAACTGGCGCGTTGTGCAGAACATTTTGGGCTCTGGCTTCAATTCGATGCCCTGGGTGCCAGAAGGTCAGCGCTCTGCCCGTATGTCGTACCAGACCTACAACAAGGCTGCGAACTACGTGACCATGGGTGAAGAAGACCAGATCACCTATGAAGCAATCCGCGCTGCCGGTGGCTTCGAGGATGCCAAGGCCCGCATGGTCATGCGCTTGCTGCAAAAGATGATGCTCAAGGAAGAAAACGCCATTCTGGGCGGCAATATGTCCGTGGCTCTGGGCACTCCAGCCACCCCCACCGTGGCAACCGCTACGACTGGCGGCGTGATCGCTGCTGCGACCTACAACGTTTACGCCGTGGGCCTGACATACGAAGGCTTCCAGAACTCCAGCGTCGTGAATGGCGTGTCCACCACTGGCACCTTCACCGGCGCTGACGGCCAGACCTACACCCTGAACGGTGGATCGTCTGCCAAGTCTCCCGCTGCGCCTGTGACCACCACCGGTTCGGCATCGACCATCAGCGCATCCGTGACCGCCATCCAAGGCGCCGTGGGTTACGCCTGGTACGTTGGCACCGCTGGCAATGAAAAGCTGACCGCCATCACGACCCTGAACAGCGTTGTGGTCACGACTCTGGCCGCTCAAGGCACGCAAAACGCCACCGCCATCGTGGCTGATGCTTCGCGCAATCAAAGCTTGGCATACGACGGCCTGCTGTCCACTGCCTTCGCTTCCGGTTCTGGCGCTTACATCAACAGCTTGGCCACTGGCGTCGCCGGCATCGGCACTGCGCTGACAGCTTCCGGCCGTGGCTCTGTGGTGGAAATCGACACGATGCTGCAGACCATGTGGAACACCTACCAGGTGAGCCCATCGGTGCTTTTCATGAACGCTCAGGAAATCAAGAACGTCATGAACAAGGTGCTGAGCAATGCCAGCGGCCCGCTGCTGCGCTATGACGGCGGCTCCGGCTCTGACCCCTATGCAATTGTGGCAGGCGGCACGGTGGCGGCTTACTTCAACCCGTTCGCTCTGAACGGCGGTATCCGCATTCCAATCCTGATCCACCCAACCCTGCCGCCTGGCACCATCCTGGGCTACACGGAAAACCTGCCGGCGCAGTACCAGTCCAACGAAGTGCCCAACGTGGCCGAAGTCAAGACCCGCGCCGATTACTACCAGATCGACTGGCCGCTGCGCACCCGCGCGCAGGAAGTGGGCGTCTATGCCGAGGAAGTCTTGGCCGTGTACGCACCTTTCGCCCTGGGCGTGATCACCAACATTGCCAATGCGTAAGCAGAGCGGCGACTAAATAAGTCGCCTTCTGCCTTGCTCAACCAAGGAAAAATCATGATGCAACTTCAGTCAAATGTGGCGTTTGGCAAGTTCAGCGCCCAATCTGGCACGGTCTACACGTCCGATGCAAACGGCCTTATCACTGTGGCAANCAACGACATCAACAGCCTGCTCAATGCTGGCTGTGTGCCGTTCTCTGGCCCGCTGACAAGCAACTTCCGCAACATCTTCGACGGCCCCGACTTCTCGGTAAACCCGTTCCAGCGCAACATTCCCGGCCTGGCCTCTGCCGGCGTGATTACCACCGCCATCTCCAACACCCCGACCTACTTTGCAGATCGCTGGTTTGGCGTGGGCGGCGCATCGAGCGCAATCCTGTTCTCGCTGCTGGCCGACACTTCAATTCCCGGCTTTTCGCAATCCCTAAAGCTCTCGCGCCAAGCCGCCAACACCAACACCGCAGCGATCAACATCGGCCAGGTGATTGAAACGCTCGACGCCGTGAAGCTCCAAGGCCAGACCGTTACTTTGTCCTTCTGGGCCAAGACCGGCGTGAACTACTCGGGTGGCTCCCTGGGCGTGCAACTGATTTCTGGTACAGGTACAAACCAGACCGCCGCGCAAATGGTGGCCGCGTCCTGGACTGGCCAGACAAGTGTGATCAACACCACCCAGGCCTTGACCGGCTCTATGGTGCGCTATCAGTTCACCGCTGCTGTTCCAGCCGCATGCACCCAAATCGGCGCGTTGTTCAGCTTCACGCCCTCCGGAACTGCAGGCGCAGATGACTCGATCAGCTTCCAGGGATTCCAGCTCGAAATCGGCGCCCAAGCCGGCCCGTTCGAGCATCGTGACGTGCAAGTGGAACTTGAAATCTGCCAGCGCTATGCCTGGCTGATCGCCGAGCCTGCCGCAAACGTCATTGTGGGCATTGGCGGCGCTGTGGCTGCTGCAAATGCGCAGGTGTTCTACCTGGCCGCGCCTGTCCAGTTCGTCAAGGCTCCGACTGTCAGTGTGAATGCTGGTGCTTGGAAAGTTTCAGCTGCCGCTGCAGCTGCCGCTGCGACTGGTTTGGCTGCTGGTGCGACGCACACCGTAAACGCCATTTCGATCACCTCCGCCGTGACCGAAACCGTAGGCCTGGCTGCATCGCTGCAAGGAGGCGGCGGTACCGGCTGGATTTTGGCCTCTGCTGACTTTTAGTGATTGACCAGAAGGGCTTTGCCACAAGCGAGGCCCTTCGACTCAACCAGGAGAAACCACATGTCTATCAAAATGCGCTTACCCGTTGGCCTGTCTGGCCTGTCCGTTCTTGGCCAAGAACTCAAGGTCAAGGTCAGCAAGGGCATCCGTTATGTCGAATTGGAGGCTGAGCAAGTAGAAGCCGCCATCTCGCACGGCCTGACCGACTTTGCCACTGACGTTGAAAGGGCCCTGGGCTTTTCCGTTGACGCACAGGCCGCAGCCTCTACCGCCTCTGACCTTGCAACCACTGCCGCTGCCGTGGCCGACAACGCAGCCGCAAGCATTGCTGACCCGGTGGCCGCTGACCCGCTGCCCGCCGTTGATGCACCCGTGGTGATCTAGCCATGCGCCTCAAAGCCAAACCCGGCGTGTCCGGCATTGCCCTGATGGGGCGCGAGTACACCCTCGACGCTGAAGGCTGTATCAATCTGGATGCCGACCTGGTGCCCGTGGCGCTGGAAAGCGGCTTCGAAGTCGCGCCAGAACCAGTGGCTACCCCGGTGGCCGTGGAGTAATGCATGGCAGCTGCCGACCTCACCACCGTCGCAAATCTCAAGCAATGGCTGAACATCAGTACCACCACTGATGACGCTTTGCTTGCGCGCCTGGTGACGGCTTGCAGTACGGCCATTCAGAACTACCTCAACCGGCAGTTCGCCAGCGCCAGCTACACGGACAACATAGACGGCGAGGCGACAAACGCCATCATCTTGGGCAACTACCCGGTGACTGCCGTGGCATCGCTGACGATTGATGGCATTGCCATTCCCTCATCAACCGGAACCGGCGTGCCCGGCTTTGTCTGGGATATGTATGGCGTGCAACTTGTCCCCGGCCTATACCAATTCACTCGCGGGAATGGAAACATCACCGTAAGCTACACCGCAGGCTATGCAGCCATCCCATTGGACTTGGAACAAGCCTGCATCGAATTCGCCGCCTTGCGCTACAAGGAGCGTGCACGCATAGGCATTGCTTCGCAGACATTGGCAGGCGAGACGGTCACGTACCTCAATGCGGCCATGCCTGCATCCGTCGTCAGCTACCTGCAGCAGTTCAAGAAGGTGGTGCCCGTATGAGCACCAGCTACATCAAGGGCGACGACCGGGTAATGCTCATGATTTCCGGTATCCCGGCCATGCTGCGTCCGAAGATCGCCGTGGTGGTCACCAAGTTCGCCATTGACGTGACGGCGAACACCAAGCGCAATTTGACCGATGACGTCTTGAAAGTCCGAACCGGTGACCTGCGCCGGTCCATCACTCAAAAGGTGACCGATGACGGCGGCGGCATCAATGGCGTCGTTGGCACCAAGGTGAAATATGGCCGCTTCTGGGAAGAGGGCTTTGATCGCAAGATAGGTGCGGGCGCACGCGGTGGCCCGCGCATCCTCAAAGGCAAGTCGCTGGAGACCTACATCGCCAAGCATCCGCCCGGCACCAAGCACTACGACGCCCGGCCATTCCTGAAGCCAGCCCTCTACGCAACCACACCAAGCCTGGCCGAGCGCCTGGCAAAGATCGGGGTTAGCAAATGACCCGCGAGCCCATCATGGCTGCGCTCTTTGCGAAGCTGTCCAGCATTTCCGGCGTGGTCACGGCCAGCCGCGTGTTGCAGCACCTGAGTCAAGTGCCGGCGCAGAACCAGCCTGCCTTGTTCCTGTGCCCGCAAAAGCAGTCGGCCAAGCGCGTGCGCGGCCTGCCCGCTGTCTGGACCATCGACGTGGCGGTTTACCTCTATGTCACGCGCTCTGACGACAGCGTGGTGCCCGACACCCAAATGAATGCGCTGCTGGACGCCATAGAGCTTGCCTTGATGCCATCTGGCGGCGAAGTGCAGTCCCTGGGAGGTCTATGTGACCACGCATGGATCGAGGGCGACATTCAAACAGACGAGGGCGCATTGGGCGCCCAAGCCGTGGCACTTGTGCCCATTCGAATTCTTGTCAGTTTTTAACGGAGCATCATCATGCAAAATATTTTCGGCGCTGGCGTACTTGTTGGAACACCCCTTACCGACTACGCAGGCAATGCAATCGCAAACCCAACGCCCGTTCAATTCGGCGTTGCTCAGGAGATCTCGCTCGACATTTCCTTCGACACCAAGATGCTTTACGGCAATCTGCAATTCCCTGTCGCCGTGGGCCGTGGCAAGGGCAAGGTATCGGGCAAAGTCAAGGCCGCTCAGGTCAATGGCGCACTGTTCAACAGCATCGTGTTCGGCCAGTCGCTTGTCTCCAGCATCATCAATGACGTGTACGACACCACCGGCATGCTGATTCCGGCCACGCCATTTACGATCACGGCCAGCACCACCAGCACGCTGACCACGTTCATCATTCCCAACGCTGGCACATGGTCTGCTGACTTGGGCGTGCGCAACGCAAACAACGTGCCCATGACCCGCGTGGCATCCGGACCGACCACCGGGCAATACACCGTTGCCGCTGGCATCTATGTGTTCGCCACTGCTGACGTTGGAACACAGGTGTTCATCAGCTACCAGTACACCGCCACCAGCACGACTGCCAAGAACAGCACCATTGTCAATCCGCTGCTCGGCTACGCTCCAAGCTTCCGTGCAGACATTTACCTGCCGTTCGCAGGCAAGTCTTTGATCGTGACTTTGCCCAACTGCATCGCCTCCAAGCTCTCGATGGCGACCAAGCTGGATGACTTCATGATTCCTGAATTCGACTTCGAGGCGTTCGCCAATTCGTCGGGCCAGGTGCTCACCTACGCATTGAGCGAATAACTGAGTAAGAAAAGCGCCTAAAATGGGCGCTTTAATAGGGGCGAAGCATGGCACTGGTCAAGATCAAAGGCACTCCAATCGAGTTTGCGGACGGCGTTACCTACACCGTGCCGCCCCTGAGTCTGCGACAGGTGCAAGCCCTGCAGGACCGTCTGGCGACCTACACCGGAGCGATTGATGCAACGTCTGTCGCCCTGGTGATCGACACCGTGCTTGCGGCCCTGTCGCGCAACTATTCAGACATGACGACCGATTCCGTGGCCGACCTGATCGACCTGGGGAATATGGCCACTGTGATGCAGGCCGTCATGGGTGTGTCTGGGCTGGAGAAGAAGGCCGAAGCATCGGGGGAAGCTCTGGCGACGGCATAGCCTGGCCGGAACTGTTCGCGCACCTCGTCATGTCAACCGGCATGACTTGGGACCAAGTACAGGACCAGCTTGATATTCCGTCGCTTGATGCCCTCACCGAGTATTGGCAGAGCTACCCGCCCGTGCACGTCATGGTGGCCGGCTACTTTGGCATCAAGCCCAAGGCCAAGGCCAAAAAGGCGCAAATGGATGACGCGGCGATTGCTGAACTGATGGCGAATTTTCCAAGGACTGCATGATGGCAAGCGATAACGAAATCGAAGTTGGCTTCGGGGTTGATACCTCAAAGCTCGAAGCTGGCGCAAAGACTGCCAGCGATGCCGTCAAGAATTCCACGGAGCAGATGAAGTCGGCTTTCGCGCAGCTCACCGAGGCGGTGATTGCGTCGCATGAAAGTATCGCGGGGGCAATGGAGGGCATCAGTGCAGGCTTTGAGAAGTTCAATGGCATTCTGAAGGGCGTGACCGCTGCGATTGTTGGATCTACTGCAATCAAGGAGTTTGTCAAGGACGCGGCTGCACTCACTGCTGAATCCGCAGGCTTGGGTAAGGCCATGGGTCTAAGCACCACAGAGGCCAGTTATTTGAAATCAGCACTTGCCGAAGTCGGCTTGTCGTCTGAGTCGGCCATGACGGCCGCCAACAAAATCACGATGGCGCTCGTAAAAAACGAGGATGCATTCAAAAGCCTGGGTGTTGCCACGCGGGACCAAAATGGCAACTTCTTAAGCACCGGGGCCGTCATGGAGGCCACAAACGCCCGCCTGCGCGAGTTTGGCGAAGGCACTGACCGCAACGTTGAAGGCATGAAGATTTACGGCCGGTCATGGTCTGAAATCGCGCCACTGGTCAACAAGTTCAAGGGCGTGACTGATGAAGCCCGCGAGGAGGCGGAATCGCTCAACCTGGTTGTAGGGCAGGAGTCTGTGGACGCCATGGCGGCATACAAGAAGGCGAACAACGGCGTAGGCGAAGTGCTTGAGGGGTTGAAAAACACCATCGGGCAAGCACTTATGCCGCTGCTGACCGACATGGCGGAATGGTTTAAATCCATCGGGCCAACAGCCATCGAAATGACCCGCATTGCCGTGGGCGCCGTGGCCACTGCCTTCAATCTTCTGGATGTGACCGTCTATTCAGTCTGGGAAGTGGTCAAGACAGTGATCCAGACGATCACCGTGGGGCTGGTCACCGCTGCGACCGTCATTGAGCGACTGCTTAACAGAGACTGGGCGGGCGCAAAGGCTGCTTGGCAGTTGGGCGGACAAACGATTGCCGACGACTGGTCCACGAACATGACCAAGATTGCAGTGAAGGCCGACGATACCGTCAAGCGAATCGTCCAGGCGTTCAGCGGCAAACAGACCGAAACCAAGGCCCCAAAGCAAGGCCTGCACAGCGAGGGTGGCGAGCAAAAGGACGAAAAGCCCAAGTCCGAAATGGCCGAGTTCAAGGCGCAGCTTCAGGCCAAGCTCGAGGCTGAGGGCGACTACTTCAAGGACTCCACAGACGAATCTCTTGCCTACTGGGAGGGCGTTAAGGCTATGGGACTGAAATCGGAAGCCGACAAACGAGCCGTCAACACCGAGATATTCAACCTCACCAAGAAGACCCTGGGCGACCAAAAGACCATCCAGACCGAGGCCATCACCAGCGAAATGGCGCTTGAGCGCGCCCGCGTGGCCACGGCAATCGACACCATCAACGCCAAGCAAGC